TAATTCTATCTTTGTGTTTTAATTTAAAAGGCATAACAAAATGCTGATGACTGGCCTGAAAAATATAGAAATCACCTACAGCTGGTTGAAATGATATACAATTTTCACCGTCCACAGTTGTAAAAGTCAAACAACCATTCATAGATTCTTTATTTAAATTTGTTGGAGCAACAATCTCTGGTGTTTTTAAAAATAAAACAGTTGAGTAGCCAGAGGCCTTTTTTGTTACAGGGTCTATACGATGAACGTGAGGTGGGTTAAAATCTCCCTCAACCATGTCATTAATCCAAGCGCCATCTATATGATAGTCTTTTATGGGGGTATTTTTAGTTTTAAGTAGCTGTGCTGTGTTTTGCACATAATCTTGCATACAAGAATACATTGAGTAAATTATTGGCACAGAGGATAACATATTCATAATGTTGGTTTCTTCTTTTACATTTCCCGCTAACTTATGACTGAAATCTTGTAGAGTTGATTTTTTTGCATCAAATATTTCATTTAATTGATTTATTTCATCTATTTGTAGATGGTACTTACCTATAACTTTTCCGCTAACTGTAAAATCTGCTTGCATATTTTATCCTTTCAAAATTAATTTATATATTCAAACCAACCTGTTAAAATATATTTATCACCTTTTAATGAAGTATTACCTCTGTGCACGTGTGTCCATGAGGCAGGAGCAATAATTAGTCTGCCTTCTTTTGGTTGCACTCTTTTATTTTGATACAAAAATTCTGTCTCTCCTCCTTCTTCAATATTATTTAAATACATTAAAAAAAATAGTGTTCTGCTAGAATTTTGTAAACTTGAATTTTCGCAATGCCAAATATGATAACCCTCACTAGGAGAAGTTTTTTGTAATTTAATATTAGGGTTTAAAAAAATCTTTGATCCTGATTCAAAAGCTGTTTTATATCTTTCTATGTAATCTAAAAAAGCAACATTAATAATATTATGAAATTCATTTAATAAATTAATGTTAAAATTTAAAAGAGTGTTTTCTTGTTCTTGTAATAAATAATAATGACTTCCAGTAATTAATTTTTCGTCTTTGTTTCTGTTTATTAATTCTAAGTTTTTTAAGTGATCAAAAACTTTTTTACAAAAAACATCAGTGTTATCTATATCATACACTCCTATAAAATCTGTCATATTCTGTTTTCTATCTCATGTTATACCATAAAATATGCTTACATTAGGTTCTCACCAAAATTAACAATCACAGGAGAAAAATATGAGCGAACAAGATTATTTAAAAGCTATAGCTGTCCTTGCTGACAAGGTGAGCAGATATCACGAAAGATTATTAGCAGCAGAAAGGGATTTAGAGCGTCATTTAAAAGACACTAATACGCATTGTAATGGTGACTGTGAGTGCAAAAAATCTACTTAGGAGTCTGGCCTAACATATCTTTTAATGATGGAGCAAATACTTTTACATCTCGCTTAATTTTTTCTGCGGTTGTAGAAGTGTTTGGATCATCTATATCAGCTTGCATAGCTTCTTCAGACTCGTATTCTTGACCTGTGTCCATGTTTGTAAGTGTTGTTTCTGTTTTGACGTTATACTTTGGAATGACTCTACCATCTTCTAAGGTTATTGTTCCTATTTGCTCAGCATTTTTAACTATTGGCATTTTATTCTCTCCATCTTAAATTAAAACTAAGAATAATTCTATCTTGATTAGAATTATTTTGTTGTACCTCATGTTGTAACCATGATGGAAAAAAAATCAAGTTATTCTCTTTTGCTTCCCATTGTACACTATGTGCAAAATGCACAGATAAATCTTGATTTTTAGGTGGATCTAGGACTTCTGCCTGTGGTCTAGGTTCAATAAATACTAGATTACCGCTGTTTTTTGGTACTTTTATGTAATACACACCAGATAAAAAATTTAAAGGATGTGTATGAACTGTATTTCTAGCACCTGGTGGATTTATCATACCCCATAACCCTGTCATTTCAGGGCCATATTTTCTCTCTACACTTAACGCATTAAAACATTCCTGTGCTTGAAACATAATGTCTTGTGTTATTTTTTTAAAACCTTCATGCAAATACAAATCCTCTTTGCTATGCCACCCTTTCACATTTGATTTAGGTGATCCAACTTGATCCTGTTTTTTTAAATCATAGAGTTTTTTATCTAGATTATAATCGTTTTGTAACTCTGTGGTAAACACAGGAGTGACAAACATACCTTGTAATTTCATATTAATCCTTTCTAAAGTTGACCTTTTGTAACCTCCATAAAGCTTACAATTATGTGAACTTGGTTAGCAGCGTTGGCCTGCGCTTTTAATACATCAGATTCTTGTAATACAAGAGGCTGAGATAATAATTCTGTTGTAGTATTTGTTGCTACACTTTTAGCTTTAAATAATTCAAAAGTTGCAGATGATCTTAATACTTCTAAATCGACTAAAGTGGTACTTCCTGAGTCATTACAAATTAAAATAGATTTAATAACATCGGTTGTAGGTGGCACAGGTGGTGTAGCACCAGGATTAGCTGTAGGCACTGTCAATATGGTTGTAAGATCTGTTGATGTAATATCAACCATTGCACTTTTAAATGTATTAGCCAAGGAAAAAACCCTCCGACTCTGCTTCTTCTCTTAAATCTTGTTGATAGTTAGTATTTAATAAAAGTATTATTTGATCAAGTAACCTAATCATTTGATCAAACTGACCAGCATCATACTCTGGTGTAGCGTTAGGTAATCTAGTTATTGTAATTTTAGCCATAAAAACTCCTAAAAGGAAATCTACCTATTGGTTCTTGAAAAAAATTGTTCATGTTTCTACTTGGCATGGTATTCATATTTAATCCCTGTCCTCTATTTTTCAATAAACTTGCAATACCCTCTTCTATCTTATTTAAACGAGTATTTAAAGGTCCAAACATATCTTCAAAATTTATCATTTGTTGACCTATTCTGTCAAAAGGTTGTGTATCTTCAGGACCTTGTACAGTTTGTAATGGGCCTGTGCCTTCAGGAAACTGTAATGTTGGAAGTGTTTTATCTCTCATGTCATCTACAAAATTATTGCTAGGTGGTAAGCCAGGAGAAGCAATGTTTTTTGGTATATCTGGTAAAAATTGTCCAGATTGAATTAATTCTTCTTCAGAGTCTACTTGAGATAACTGTCCAAACGGATTGCCAGGTGTTGCTTGCTGTGCACCAGATATTGGATTTGCTTGCTCTAATAAACCTGATAAGGTAGGCTGAAATCCATACTCCTCCATAGTTTTAGTTGGATATCCTTTAGTATCCATGACATCTTTAAAGTAAGCTAAAAAAGCAGGTGTTTTTACATCTCTTTGTTGCATTCGCATTTGCATTCGCTCAACTAAAGCATCCCCTTGTAATTGATTTTCTTGAGGCCTAAATAGTGGATTGATCATCTTCTACCGTCTGGTCTTATTTCTAATTTTTGTGATCCAAGTCTCCAAGGTGTATCGTCTACTGTGTTAGTTGTGTATCGTATTTTTACCGCTCTACCTCTACCCCTAACACTTACTTTTTCTGTAGTGCTAGTGATACTTGCGTTTGATGTGACATTAGAAGATGACTGAGGATACTGCTCTAGTGTTAATCTTGCAGTCATCGTATTTGTTAAATTGTCAAAATCTGGTACTAATTTACTAATTGACATCAGCTGATCACCATCGGCAATCTCTACAGAACCTGTTTCCAAAAAGGCTGTAATCGCTGTGCCGTCTGCCTGATTATTACCAGATTCATGTTCGTATATGAAAGATGCGCCAGCAGTTAACCCTAATATAGTAGATACATTAGCTGTAGCGCTAGCGTTATACTCAGTTGCTATTGGTTTTTCATATACATAAGCACCAAGCCAAGTAGTACGTCCTAAACTTAAAGTGTACCAAGTGCGTTCTAAATAATTGTATGCCACTGCTCTATCTATTTGAGATGCACTAGCTGAAGGGTAATACCAAATTATTTCATTATAAGCTGTGTTTAGTCCTACAGCTATATCATTTTTGTTTGTATAACTAATATCATCAAAAACAAAATCTTGCACCGAACAAGGCATTTTTTTAACAACACCATCATAAAGATAAAATGCGTCGTCGGACATCCAATAAGCTATACCATTTACCTCTATAGCTGCGTGCTGAGCTATAAGCCCAGCGTTAGCACCAAGTTGTCTTAGACCAAAAGTAAAAGGTGTTCCAACAAACTGTATGCCGTGTAGTGATGTATCTGTCCAAACAAGTATTTGTCCTGCAGATTTTACAGCACCTACAATTTTTGATCCGTCTGATATACGTAATGAGCCTGCTTCATTAGTAGCTACTGGCGTATAGTCCGTTGCATCTTCTCTATCTGAGAATCTAAAAAATAAATCATCTTGAGTGCCTGTGCTACCAATTGTAGTTTCTGTGCCAAATATTAACAAATGTCTTGTGTCTGTAGAAACAAGACTAAATCTTGATGCTGTCGGTGCGTTTGATAACGCTGTGGCTCTTGCTCCTGTGCCTGAAGATGTATCCCATATAAACGTACCACCATCTGAAACAGTGGCTATTAAATCTTCACCAAAGTTATCTAATGACCAGTTTCTACCGACAAGAACAACATTAGAAGATGAACTAGCTGTGCCCCAAGTGCCAGTGCTCCAAGTGTCTGTGCCCCAACCTAAGCCATATGTTGAAGTGGCTGGTCCTACATTAATTTGATATTTTGCGTTACCTGATCCACCACCTCCAGATGTTGATCCAGATGCTGTGCTAGTGTGTGTCACCGTGTAAGCGTTTGCACTTGTTATTGATGTAATCTCAAATTCTTGATTCATATCTAAACCATCTATTGATGAAAAAGAATCAAAAGTAACAAAATCTCCTTGTTTTGCATTGTGGCTAGTGTCCGCTACAGACACAGTGGTAGTGCCATTTGTTGTGAACGGGTTTGTTAATGCTTGTGTTTCACGAATAGGTGTAATGTCATACAACGCTCCTTCATTGTAAATGTATAATTTTCTGTCTGTACCCAACGCTAAATATCGTAAACCGTCTAATCCCACCCATGAATGCGTGTCTCTTACAACGCCCACTATTGTTTTATTTGGATTAGGTAAATTAGTCCAGCCACCCCATCTCTCTGGTTTTCCATAATGAAATCTAACAAAATCAGAATCTGTATATTTACGCTCATCTCCTGCAGAATAGGCGGTATCTTGCTTATCTACGCCAGGACGAAATTTTAGGTCTACTAATTGCATGATTTTATAATAAATTACTTATTGTTTTGAGGCAAGAATTGAGTTCCAACATTGCCTTTAAATGCATAATTACCATAATGTGTCATACCAGATAGAATATCGGCGTATATTTTACCACCCATATTTTGCCATAAACGACAAAAAGCGTAATCTTCTGACAAATATCGTCGTGTTTCTGGCTCAATCATAGTGTCAAAAAAAGCGTAATTCCAATCGGATGTCTTATGATAATCAAACTCTTTGTCATGAGATTGATTAATATGTTGATCTGGCTTAAATTTTAAGTTTGGATAGACTTCAGCCATTCGTTCAAATACTTGTCTTTTAATCATCATAAAACCAGTAGGACCGTCTAAAACTTCTATAAAACCTTTTTCAAGTAATATATTATCTGGATTCTTTACATTTAAATTATATTGCAAAGAAGATGCTAAAAGTTCATCCTCAGACATATCAGGATTGTCTTTAAGTCTTTTTTTTACCTTTATCCAATCTATTGTTTTTCTAGGATAAATACCTGTGACCACATCTTTATCATATTCAAGCATTCTTATTACTGCCTCTGGATTAAAAGCTAAATCAGCATCTATAAATAATAGATGTGTATAATCA